GTCTTCTCAATCTACTTAAATCAGCTCTAGAAGCTCTCTGTGAATTTTTACCTGCAAAGGCATAAAATTCATCACCATCACCTGCTACTATACTATCCGTTTTGGCGGATGAAAATGCTGATATGCTCTCGAATGAAGCCGCAATATCAAAGAAAGATTTGGCTGATGATTCAGCAACACCTTTAGCACTGTTCGGTCTACCGTTGGACGCTGAACTGGTTATTTTATCTAATATTCTTTGTATGGGAGCTTTTACATCATCTTTTATGAAATCTTTGACATTAAATGCCATTCGGGCAATCCTTTATAAATACATAAGCATAGTATATTTATAACGGAATTTAGTAATGGCATACAAAGGACCATTTAGACCAAGAAATCCTGAAAAGTACAAAGGTGATCCTACCGGTATAATATATAGATCTCGGTGGGAATTAATGGTTATGCAAAAACTAGATGCACATCCAGATGTTTTAGAATGGTCTAGTGAGGAAATAAATATTAGATACCGGTCGCCAATTGATAATAGGATCCATAGGTATTTTCCAGACTTCTATATGAAACGTAGAAGCACTAGTGGTACTATTGAAAGTTTTATTATTGAAGTAAAACCTAAAGCTCAAACTAAACCACCAAAGGTACAAAGTAAACCAACCAAAAGATACATCAACGAAGTTGCTACATGGGGCATTAATTCTGCTAAATGGGCTGCCGCTGAAGAATTCTGTAAAGATAGAGGTTGGACGTTTATGACAATTACCGAGGATGAACTAGGACTTAATTTTTAATGGCTATTATTTTTGATGAATTACTAACCAAGGGTGTCAGAACTGGGCAAATTCCGTCCAGAACTCAAGACGCCCGAGAATGGTATAGAAATGCGGCAAAAAATTATGGTGCGTCAGTCCGCAAAGGTGGAACCAGAGAAGGTAGAACTGACTTTGCCAAAATTAACGAAAAGAAGTTCATCGGGGCTGAACCACAACGATTGGTAAACACACTTGAACCTGGCAGTATGTACATGTTTATGTATGATCCGAAATGGAAAGAAACACTGCCCTTTTACGACAAGTTTCCATTAATTTTCCCATTCAAAGTAGAGTCAGATAGATTTATGGGAATAAATCTCCACTATCTGCCTTTACAGTTTAGAGCCAAACTTATGGATTCGTTATACTCAACAAAAAATAATAACAGATATGATGAGTCTACTAAGTTAAAAATTAGTTATGATATTCTAAAAGGTGCGTCAAAGTTTAGATATTTCGAGCCATGCATTAAGCAATATCTATTTAAACAGATGCAGTCCAAATTTATGTATGTATATCCTAGTGAATGGGATATGGCATTATTCTTGCCGCTTGAACGATTTGAAAAGGCTTCAAAGGCTCAGGTTTGGTCAGCGACCAGAAAGCAAGTAGGACGATAATGTTTAATATAACAAATTTTCGATCAAGTATAAATGATAGGGGCATTTTGCGAACCAATAAATATGTGGTTCAATTTAAAGCTCCCAATTACCTTGCAGGAAAATATTCCTCGACAGATTTAATGTCAATTCGCTGTGAGAATGTTTCCATTCCTGGGTTTGATTTTGCTTCAGCCGACGGTCCTCCTAGAATGGGTTATGGTGCTATTGAAAAGCATCCATATGTTCCCGGTTTCAGTGGAATGAGTCTTACATTTCTTATGGATTCCAAGAGTGAAATATATAATTTTTTCTATGATTGGACTATGAGCATTGTAAACTTTAATGGTAAGGGTGGCACCAATTATAGAAATGGAACGTGGAAACCATACGAAGTTGGATATAAAAAAGATTATCAAACTGAGTTAAATATTTCGGTATATGATGGAGCTAAGAAGGAAGGCTCCAGTAAAGTTGCTGGAAACGAAATTTTAAGTTTAAAGGTATGGGCTGCGTTTCCACTAGGGTTGCCTTCTATACCATTAGCATGGGAATCCACCGAGTTGATGAGATTAACGATTCCATTTTCATACACCGATTTTGAAATGACCAGAAAAGAACCGGAAAATCAATCCGCACCAGAAATTAAACCTAAAACACAAGCCACTGGAGCAGGCCCCGCTCCAGAACCAACCCCAACAACCCCTTCTAATGTAATAATTAATCCTAACTCTCCTCAACAGAGAGTTATAGGTGCTTAAATAATGGAGTTATAAAATGTTACCTAAAATAGATAAACCGATTTTTGAATTGAAGATCCCATCAATGGACAAGTCTATCAATTTTCGTCCTTTTACGGTTAAGGAAGAAAAGATACTTTTAACTGCTCAACAGAGTGGTGAAGATAAAGACATCATTTTGGCCATTAAACAGGTCATTAACAACTGCTGTCAGGAACCAAACTTTGAAGTAAATGATCTCGCTACATTTGATCTAGAGTTTATGTTCTTAAAACTTAGAGCAAAATCTGTCAACAATATAATTGATGTTTCATATAGAGACAATGAAGATGATGAGTTGTATAGTTTCGCAATTAATCTAGATGATGTTGAAATGATCAATTTAGATAGTGAATCAACTAAGTTAATTTCAGTAACTGAAACTGTCGGTTTAAAGATGAAGTATCCTTCAGTCACTATTATTGATAACATCCCATCATATGAAGATGCTACAGATGTTATTGATTATCTGGTGAAAAGCTGTATAGATTGTATCTATGACGAGGAATCAGTATATTCTACTAAGGATATTCCTGCAGAAGAATTAGATGCTTGGCTTGATAATCTCGATATTGATACATTTACAAAGATTAGAGAATTCTTTGATAAACTACCACAAATGTATTACAAACTTACATATACCAATTCAAAGGGTACTGAGAGAGTAATCGAGCTAAATTCGCTCAATGATTTTTTTATGTTGGGATGAGTCATAATAGTTTAGTCAATTACTATACTACACTATTTGCTCTGATACAACACCATAAGTATTCTATAAGTGAAGTAGAAGATCTTATGCCATATGAACGAGATATTTACGTTGATTTGCTAATGTCTTACTTGAAAGAAGAAAAAGAAAGATTAGAAAAGGGTTAACCATTGGCACGTCCACCTAGAGGTACGAGAGTAGATTCAAGAGGAAGAACTTCCAGACAGCGCTTAAATACACTTAAGCGCCGTAAGTTTATGCGTAAAGTTGGTGAAAATTTACTCGATGGAGCTGGATTTGATCAATCGGAATTTAAAGCTGGTGGCTTTGTAAAAGGTAAGCTAGGTCTATTTGGTGGAGCAGCTAAGAGGGGAAGAAAGGCTAGTGATTCTGGCTCAGTCCCTTCAATGAAATCACCAGCGTCTGTATCAAATAAATCTAATCCTTCATTATCTACCATAGTTGATCAACTAGAATCTTTAGTAAAGACCGCCAAAAGTATCGGTGTGATTTCTAAAGAACAACAAAAATCATTATTGAGTAGTATAATTGAAACTCGCAAGAATGATAAAGAGTCATTCATTGAGAATAATGGAGACGCCGCAGGCACACTTCAAGGTGGCGGTGGAATCTCTGCTGAAACATTAGCACCATTATCAACTGCTATTGAAGAACTAACAAAGAAACTCGGTCTATTAAATACTACACTGGATGAAAAGCAAGAACAAAGTGAAGACGAAGGCGACAAGAGAACATTCGCTTCCAAATTCTTTGAAAACTTAGGCTTCGGTGATGAATACGAAGGTTATCAAAAAAATCGTAATAGACCAGAAAACCAACGCGCTCGACGAATGGCCCAGAGGGATCGTAGAGCATCTCGATATAGACCAGAAGATCTTTTAGGTAGTGATGGAAGACGTCTATCGGGTGGTGCCATGGACAATAGACTTAATGCATTAGATAGAGCTCGACGTCAAGGCTCTATATTCAGTAGATTTAAGTCTAGTATTGCTGGTACTTTTAGGTCCGCTCGGAGTGGTGGAGTAAAATCAGCACTTAAGAGAATTGCGGGTCCACTAATTGGTCGAACTTTAGGAAGAACCGCACTTAAATCTATACCCATTGTGGGTGCTCTTGCTGGTGGTGCATTTGCTATTAGCAGATTACTTAAAGGTGATATTGTAGGAGCAGGAATAGAAGCAAGTTCTGGTTTAGCTGGTCCACTTACCGCTATCCCTGCTATGGCCGCCACTATTGCTAGAGATTCTTATTCTGGTGTTTATGGAGTACAACCTGAACAAGATCCAGAAGCACCAAAGCGAATTAAAGAAGTAAAAACTGGTGTAGAAGATCTTATCAAGGAAACCATGGGTGGTCAGGTTGAAACTAAACCCAAACCTAGTCCGGACGATATAGATAAAGCCCTACTCGGTGATGTCAAACAACCAGATGTTAAAGCAGAAAGTAAACCGTCTCCTGTTTCAATTCCGAACCCACCAGCACCGGTAAAACAGAAGTCTGATGGATCCTCTAAGGGAAATACGTCTGGTGCTGGTACCGGCGCGAAAGAAATCGGCACGGCGGGCTCGAGTAGTTTGTTTGATGAAACATTCACACCAGAGTTCATGGAAGGAATTCAGAAAACATCAGATATTGAACGCGGTCTTAGTGCACAATCTGGTGCTCAATTAACCCAGCAAAGTCTTGATGTAGATAGAATGGAAGAACCAAGCGATGTGATTGTACAATCATCACAAGACGGACCACCAATGCCGGCAACAGTGGCGACATCTAGACCGGGAGCAACTGGTATGGGAGACGTAAGAAGTCCCTATTACGACGTTAACGAAATGGGCTCAATACCAAGTCAGGTTTACTTCTAATGGCTATTAAACAACTAGATCAAGACAGTATAGATTCGATTTACAACAAATTGGTTTTTACTAGTAAATCTGATTCTATTTCAGTAGATAAAAAATCAGTTGTGTCTATGTCGAATAGATTAACGGACACACAAAATTATTTTAATATGTTAGAAACCTCACTAGGTAATATTAAAAAACTTAATGATTTTAAAAGTAAAAGAGATAAACAACTAGCAGTAGAAAAAGCAATAGAAGCTGTTGGTCCATCTAGCCCTTCTGGTCTGTCTGGATTATCTGTAGACTTTTCCAGTGCTGTAAAAGGGTTTGGTTTACTAACTAAGTATTTTGATCAATTAAATGAAAAGTTAGAAGAATTAGATTTTTCCTCAGGTTCATGTGACAGTGATACTCAATCTGGAACAGCCGATGATGACGATGATGATCTCGATAAGAAGAAAAAGAAGAAACCTAGGGGTAGGCGTTCTGGCAGTAGACGATCAGGTAGTAGACCTCGTTTAGGCAGATTCGGTAGATTTGCCGGAAAGGCTCTAGGTATATTTGGTGTTGGTCTAGATGTTGCCGATCGAGTAGATGAAGGTCAATCTGCAACTAAGGTTGCTGTAGGTGTTGGTGGTGGATTGGCTGGTGCTGCGCTTGGTGCAAAGGGAGGTGCTGCGCTTGGTGCTCTAGGCGGTATTTTTGCCCCGGTAACAGTTCCACTCGGCGGTCTTATTGGCGGCGCCCTTGGTTATTTTGGTGGTAGTGCTTTAGCAGATAGGGGCTATGAAGAAATATCCAAATCTTCATACTCATCAAAATTTGCAGATTTTTTAAAAGGTA